TCTATGGCAGGAAGCAGGGAAGGAACTGAGCAAAGACCTAATCCAGTGCGTGATAGAATTAAAAGATTGTTTGATAAACCTGAACCAAAAGACCCAATGCTAATGGATGAAATAGTAATAAGACCTGAAGAAGATGCACCACAATCTAAACTTAAACGTCCTGGACAAAGATTTCAACAAACAGAAACTGATGATGCACAGCAAAACCAGGAAACCCAAGACAATCCTAAACAAAAAGCTGTAATAGATACTATAAAGAAGTTTGAAGGTGGTAATAGGTCAGATACACACAACAATCCAGGGGCAGTTATATATACTCCAGGTATGGAAAAACTAGCTAAAGAACTAGGTATAAGTATAGAAAGAGGTAAAGAATTTAAAGGATCAGATGGTAGGGAGTATAACACAATACAATTTGCTAATAAAGATGATGGTGCTGAATTACTATCTAGATTAATAGAAACTAAGATATCAGACCCCAAGTTCAATAACTTTACAAGCAAGGAAGATGTTAAGAAGTTTGTAGAGGAGTACACAGGACTTGATGCTGATTCATCTACTGTAAAGAACTACACAGATGATATGTGGAAGAATATGAATAAAATTAAAGGTGGGATGGCTAATATAAGTCGTAGAAAGTCTTATGAGTCTAATCCTAACGAAAGATAATGGAAACCTCAGAACAGGCTAAAAACAGGCAAAAGAATGGTCAATTTTCACCAGGACAATCAGGTAATCCAGGTGGCAGACCTAAGTCTGGGACTACTATAATAGATAAATTTAGAGAAAACGAAACATCACAGGTTGTGATAAATAAGCTCTTTGAAATAGCAAGTACACTTAACACAGATGATGAGCATAAAGAAGCGATGAGCGCAGCTAAAGTAATAGTTGACAAATTAATACCATCACTAAAATCTCAAGAGATTAAGATGGATATTGATAACGAACGTGGATTTGTGTTTATGCCAGAGCAGAAGGCAAGTGACAAGCAATAATACTTTGTGGAAACCACACCCTGGTCCACAAACTTATGTACTATCAGTAAGTGATGTATATGAGACGTTATATGGTGGTTCACGTGGTGGTGGTAAGACAGATGCAGGTATTGTATGGCTACTAAAGCATACTGATAACCCTGAGTTTAGAGGTCTAGTTATAAGACGTAATAGTATAGACTTGACTGACTGGATAGATAGGGCACAAAGGATGTACCCAACAGCATCAATAACAGGACAACCACCTACAATAACCTTCCCATCTGCCGCTAAAATACGCACAGGGCATTTGCAAAACGAGAACGCATTTCAGCGTTATCAAGGTCACGAATACCAAAGGATAGTAATTGAGGAGTTAACTCAAATACCTGATGAGCAACAATACTTAAAATTAATTAGTAGTTGCCGATCAACAGTCCAAGGTATAGCACCACAAGTATTTTGCACAACAAACCCTGGCAACCAAGGACACGCTTGGGTGAAAGCAAGGTGGCGTATAGGCGATAAAGCATCTAATAAAGCATTTAAGGACCCTATAAGTGGGAGGTATAGAATGTATGTACCAGCGACTATTGACGATAATCCAACGCTCGTCAAAAACGACCCAGATTATGTGGCATTTCTAGAATCACTTCCAGAACCACTACGCTCTGCCTGGCGTTCAGGCGATTGGGACGTTTACGCAGGACAGTTTTTCACAGAGTTTACAGATAAGAAACACGTGATAACAGAGTCTAGAGCTAAGGAACTAGGATTTGGTTCGCATATAAACCACAGGTATATGGGTATTGATTGGGGTTACGCAGCACCTTTTTGTTGTTTATGGATAGAGGTTACAAGAGATAATAAGGTCTTTGTATATAGAGAGTTGTATGGTAACGAAAAACATCCAGGTGAGTGGGGTGAGGAGATATCTAAGATAAATCAAGAGGACGATGTTGTTATGGCTTTAGGTGACCCATCGATGTGGATACGCAATCCAATGTCGTGGAACAATCCAGCTACAACAATGTATAGTGATAAGTCAATAGCATTAGCTTTGATGGATTCAGGTGTGTCTAACTTACAACCTGCTAATAACAATAGAGTTAATGGTTGGAGAAATATGGCACAGTTGATGCACTTTGATGAAGGTATAGAGCCAAATTTTTATGTCATAAAAGGGACTTGCCCTAACCTACTAAGAACTATACCACTTATGATCAGGGATGAGAAGAACCCTGAAGATTTAGATACAACAGCTGAGGACCACGCAGTGGATGCGTGTCGATATGCTTTAACAAGTGTAGTTGCACCAACTAAGAGTAAGAAGGATAAACCTATCTTGCAACAGCAGATAGATAATCTGATGATGCCAGAAGATGAAAATTGGAACTATGATTTTAATAAATAGGAGAGACAGCAATGTCATACGGAAAAGAAAATAAGAAAGGCGTAGCATCTAAAAAGAATAAAAGTAAACCAATGTCTAAGAGCTATGGTAAAGTAACTAAACCTAAGATGGTTTTACGTAAGAAAAAGAAAATAAAAGAAGAGGGTGGTTCAGGTAATTATTAATGGCTAAAACACCTGCTTGGCAAAGAAAAGAAGGTAAGAGTAAGAGTGGTGGCTTAAATAAGAAAGGTATTACATCTTATAGAAAAGCTAACCCAGGCTCTACGCTAAGTATGGCAGTAACTACTAAACCATCTAAATTAAAGAAAGGTAGTAAGTCTGCATTAAGAAGAAAGGCGTTCTGTAAAAGAATGTGTGGTATGAAGAAACGATTAACAAGTGCTGAGACTGCTAACGACCCAAATAGCAGAATAAATAAGTCACTTAGAAAATGGAACTGTAAATGTTCATAAGGATAAAAATATGAGTTTATACGAAAATATAAATAAAAGAAAGAAAGCAGGTACTAGTAGGTCTAAGGCTAACTCCACTATATCTGATAAGAATTATGCTAATATGAAAAAAGGTTTTCCAAACAGTAAAAAGAATAAAAGAAAAGCTAAACTAAAAAAGATTTATAAAGGTTAATTATGGCAAAGATGGTACTTAGAAAAAAGAAATTAGTAAGCTATGAAGGTCTAAGTGATAGACAAAATGCTGCACTAACAAAACATAGTGTGCATCACTCTAACAAACATATGAATATGATGGCATCTCTAATGCGTGATGGTAAAACATTTACTGAAGCACATAATATGGCGATGTCGAAGGTAGGTAAATAATGCCCGATCAATACGATGTAGCAGGTAATACAGAGAATATGAGTACAAGTAACAGGTACGAACCATCTGTAGAAGAAACTAAAAAACTTAAGATGCTTAATAGTATGTTCCAGGCAGCTAAGAAGGCTAAGTCACATAAGATTAAAAGATGGAGACGTAACGAAGAACTGTACAACGGTGACTTCTTTAAACCTTTTAACCTACCAAAGTATAAATCTAGAATTGTAGCCAACACAATACACAGTACGCTTGAGACTATCTACTCCATCCTTACAGATAGGTTTCCTAAAGTGGATATAATGCCAAAGAGGGAAGACCAAATCAAATCAGCCAGGATAGCTCAGGACGCTGTTGACAGTGAATTGGATAAAAGAAAAGCAGGTAAAGCCATCAATATGATGAAAAGAGATGGGTTACTGTATGGCAACGGATTTGTCAAAGTAATATATAACGAAGGTAGGGCATCTTTTGTGGTGCCTGATGTATACACTGTGTTCTTTGACCCTCTGGCTACAGAAATTGACAACGCAAAGTACGTAACATTTGCAACACCTACGTACCTAAAAGAAGTTAGAAAGATGTTCGAGAATGGAAAGTTTGTAAAGCCTGAAGGTTCTATGGATGAGTACAGGTCCTTTATAAGAGATAAAGACGATACTGAGGACTCTATATCACAAGTAACTACAGCATCTGGTGGTACTACAGGTGTATCAAGTGGTATGAGAACTGACTACGTAAGTAAATCACCTGCGTATAATCAGTCAGAAGAAGGTAAGGGTGTGTACGGTGGGCAAGTATTATTAAAGGAATGTTGGTTCTGGGAAGGTGACAAACTAATGTTAGCTACCTGGGCAGGTAAGGTATTACTACAATTAATAGAGTCACCATACCAAGATATACCTCTAGTTATGTTTAAGAATTACGCAGATGCACATCACCTATGGGGTAAGGGTGAGCCTGAGATTATTGAAAGTTTATCAGTAGGTACAGCAATACTGCTATCACAGGGTATAGATAATATTATATACCACGGTAACCCTGCTATGATTATGAGTAAGTCACTAGCTAAAGAGGTAGGAAATAGACCAAGCGATAAGCCTGGTAAAGTTTACTACACTAATGGACCACACGAACAAATACAAAGGCTAGATGCAGGTAATATGTCCTCATCTACCTTACCTATGTCGCAAACACTAATGCAGATGACAGATACAGTAAGTGGTGTACACGATATTACGCAAGGTCGTAGTCCTTCTGGTGTTACTGCATCACGAGCTATACAGCAATTACAAGAGGCATCGCAGCAAGTAATTAGAGCCAAAGAGCGTGAGGTAGGCACAGATGCTATACTAGACTTATACAAACTAACCCTAAAATTATTACATAGGAACTACGAAGAAGCTATAAGCGTAAGAAAATTTGCACAGGATGGTGCAGGATATGAATTTGAACAAGTAATGCCATATGACATAGACTCTGATATGGACTTTAAGTATGTACCAGGTAGTAGTTTACCTGAGTCAAGAGCAAGTCGTATGGATCAGGCAATGGACCTAATA